GCGCCGAACGTGCCGGCCAGCGCGGGCGAGGGGACAGCAATCCAGCCGTCTTCCTGCGGGTTGTAGAGGTTGGCAACCGTGTTGCTGATGACGTGAAGCTGCTGCTGCCGGTAGTGCCTCGACGAAACAATGAACGTGGCGGCAGCGGTGGCGTTGGGGCTCGGCGTGCAGAACTCCCAGCGCTTGAGGTCGAGGATCTTCCGGTTTCCGTTGGTTGTAGCCATAGGTCAGGTGACTGAAATGTTTCGGCGCGCAGAATCCGCCCCGAGGCGCATCAGCGACGGGATTTGCTCCGTAGCTGCCAGACCGCCGATCTGGGTCTGGTTGGTCAGGGTGGAGCAGGTGGTGACTGTTGAAACGGTTGTCACGGTGCTGACGGTCGCCAGCGTCAGCGAGCCGGAGATGGCGTCGATGGCCACGCGCATGCGGGCAGCGGTGTCGGGTTGAACTTGGCCGACCGTGCGCGTCAGCGATTGGATGGCCATTCTCAGCGCCTCCAGCGCATTCACGGTTTCGTCTGCATCGGCTTGGATCAGCCCGAGGCTGGCCGTTTGGGTCTGCTGCTCTGCTAGCGTTGAAGCGCCGGTTGGTAATGCTATCGAGCCAATCGAAACAGGAACCGCAGACGCCCGAAGCTCTGCATCGGTCAGCGGGCCAGTCACCGCCACCGAGGATGCGATGCTCACCGGCTGAGTGACGCCTGACCCATCGACCGGAACACGGCCACCGACCAGCGCCGGGTTTTTGGAATCTAGACTGGCAACGGAGGAAGCAATCGCGCCCGTGTCGGCGTCGATGGTTCCGAGCAGCGTCGTCTGTGACTGTTGCTCGGTCAGCGTTGCCGCCCCGGATGGCAGCGGAAGTGACGATGCCGATACCGGAACCGCCGAGGCCCGAAGCTGTGTGTCGGTCAGCGGGTCAGAGCTTGTGACCTCGTAGATGACCTGGAGCACGTCGCCGGAATTGTGCGTCGATGTGTCGACGTTGAGCGTCAGCGTGGTGCCCGCCAGATTTGTGTATCGGGTGGCCGTGTCGCCGGTCGAGTAGATGACGACGCCGCGGGTCTGGTTGATGACGGCAACCAGGTATTTGATGTCAAAGCCCGAGATGCCGGACAGGTTGACGGTGCCGACGCCCGAGGCGCCCGGCGTGAACGTGTAGCTTGGGGCGATGAAGGATTTCATCCGAAGATCAGAGCGTTGACGATGGATTGACCGTTGGTGATGCCTCCGCCCGATGCGGCCTGATTCTTCCAGAGCCCGGTGGACGCATCGTAGGTAAGGACCTGACCGTTGGTCGGGCTGGTGATGAGGACGTCGTGGAGCTCCTCAAGCTCCTGTCCGTTGATGACCTTGACGTAAGCCCGACCCGACGCGCCGTTGGATGCGGAGACCACCCACCCGAGGAACACGCCATGCGCGGGCTGGGTCGGCCGCGTCGTCGTCCACTCGCCGGCGGTCTGACTCAGCCACAACGCGGCGCCGTCGGTGAAGCTGGCCGTGGGAAGGTTGCTCAGGCCCTCCAAGAGCCCCTGCACCATGACAAACCCCTCGGCCGTATTGGTAATCGTTTCGAGCGCAACGCCCACCGTCGTCGCAGCCGTGGCCTCGGCGTCTGCGTCCGCTAGTTCGACGGTCAGGTGGGTGCCTTGGGACCCGACGATGTAGACGACCTGCCCCTTGGTGATCGTGCCGGCGCTAGCCTTGCGTACCAGTTTGATGGTCGCTTGGTTCAGCAACGTCCCATCGGCTTCATCGAGCCTGGCTTGGAGCCCGACCACCTCGGAGATCGGGTGAGTGTGGGCGGACGGCGGGAACGTGGCAGGTTTGCCGGTGACATCGACCCAAGCAACGGGCCCGGACCCGGTCGACCCCGCAACGTAGCGCGGGAAGTTGACCTGATAGACCTGTTCCTTGATTTGGACGGCAATGTCGCTCATGTCGTGACCGTGATTCGCCGAACGATGGACAAGTTGAACTTCATCAGCGTGTGCGGCCCGAAAGTCGGCGAAGTTCTCCAGATCACGACATCGGCAACCAGTCGATCCCCGATGTCTCGCGTGATGGTCTGGGCGCCGGTAAGCTCCGGCGTAAACGTGGCAGCCCCGGCGGTGGTAAGATCCGCGGTCAACGTCAGCGTGTAGAGCAACGACAGGTCGTCAGCGTTGCGGACTTCGCATTTGCCCTGGATGCCGGTCCAGTCGAACGTGGGCTCGTCCGGGATCGTGACGGTGATGGGAACGATCCAGCGGTCGCCGCGGGGGATGTCGTTGGTTACGGTCGTCATTTCGGGAGAGCGTACCAACCAGCCGGAAGCGTCACGGTCGACGGCCCGACCAGCTTCTTGTCCTTGTCGAATCCATAGACGCTCGCCTTGGTTGGTCTGGCCAGCATCACCGGGTCACCGTTTGGCACCAGGACCACCTTCGTCTGGCAGGCCGGGAAGATCGGCAACACGAGCAACCAGATCATCCTTGAGAGCTTTGGGAGCTTGGCCGTGCTGGACATCGGTGGGTGGGGTTTCTCGGAAGAAGTCGAGGAAGGCTTTGATGATCTGGTAGATCCAGCCTGCGCTCATCAGTCCTTCTTGAGCGTGTTGTTTTTGACGGACCAGACGATGCCGATGACGGTGCTGAGTGCGCCGACGATTTCGACAATCTGCTCCGAGGACATCAGGCCCTTGGCGACGAAGAATCCGCCGGCGGCGGTGAGGGCGTGGCGGATGAGGGAGGCGATGTTGGGATTCATTTTAGGACGATTCGGACGAACATTTGGGCGAGAACGACGATGACCGCAAGGCCTCCGAACAGCTTGAATTGGAACTGTTTGAGGCCCTCGACGCAGGCTTTGATGCCATGGATGTCGGAGACGAGGCCGGAGTCCTTGTCACCGATGGTGGTTTCCAGCCTCACGATGCGAACCTCTAGGTCGTGCGTGTCAACGGGTGGCATGGTGTCACTCGGGCTTGGGGGTCTGAGCGGCCTGGATGATGATGTCGGCCAGCGGGACGCCGACTTTGGCGTTCTGGTAGCCGCCTGCTTTGATGGCGATGTCGATGAGCTGGAGCAGTTGGTTGGCCTGCTCCTGAGTCAGTTCGATTTGAATCATGCGGCGGGAGCATCGGCAACCGGAGCTTCGTCGGCAACCACAACCGGAGCCGGCGGCAACCACGGCAGCGGCGGCGCGATGACCGGCGGGTTGATCTGGTTGGCAATCTGGAGCGAGACGTTGGCCTCGATGGCCGACTTGTCCACGCCGTTGGCGAAGCACCAGTCGAGAACCTGCTGCTGGGTCAAGTCTTCGTAGGGCGTGAACGAGCCGGTCGGCGGAGCGAACGAGCAGGACCCATAGCAGGTGCCGCTGTAGCTGTCCTGCGAGCCGTTGCACCTCCAGTCGGCGGTGATTACTACGTCAGTCAGAGAGCCTTCGGTCGGCTTGACCAGCAGGCGTTCGATGATCCAAGAGAGGGTGGGCATGGTAGGATTAGAAGAGGTCGTTCCAAGTGGTTCCGTTGTAGCACTTCAGCTTGTTGCTGGTGCTGTTGTAGTAGACGTCGCCAGCTTCAGCACCGGCAGGATCGGCTGCGAGAGGCACGAAGCGGACTTGTCCGTTTTGTTTCATCACAACGCGGCTTGTGCCTCCGGTGTAAAAGTTTTGACTTGTCCAAGTTGAGGAAATCCCGTGTTGAACTTGAGTGCCGGTAGATGAAAGCGTCAAATCCGCGCCTTCACCTATTCCTGTTGAATAAGAAACGCGCCCGTTCACATGGAGCTTGTAACTCGGCGTAACCCCGATGCCGACGTTGCCGGAGTTATCAATCGTCAAACACGCAGTCGAATTGCGAGTAATTTTGAAGATGCCGTTGGTGCGCTCGTTATCAAGATGCCATGTGGCACCCTGACCATCGATCGATAGCCGTGTAACTGCTGCAGGATCGGTGGATAAATTATTGATGTTCACCAACCGCAAAACACCCGCCGAGGAACCAGCAACATCCAGCTTGTACCCCGGACTAACCCCCACGCCCAGCCCCGTGGAGTTCAGGGTCATCATAGTGGACCAACCGATAGCAGTACCGGGAGAACCGCCAGCTCCATTTCGCCAAACATGGGAGCCAGCTATCTGATAGTACTGGTCGGCGGAAGCGTTGTTGATGTAGTTCCACTGACCGCCAGCGAAGTAACCATTGGCAGTAAGGTAAAGCTGGTTGCTCGCTTCACTCAACAGCGACGCTTGCTCGACTTGAAGAGCAGGACCAATTCCGCTCCATGCGGAAGGAGTCGCACCAACACCAACGCCGGAGGAATTAACAATCAACTGATTCGTCCGCACCGTCAGATCGCCGGTGATGGTGGCGGAGGCGAGCGTGGCGGTGCCGGAACAACCAAGGATGTTGTTCACGCTGATCTTCTTCGTCGTTCCCGACGCCGCCATCGTCGTGTCCGACACATCGACAATAGGCAGAACATCGTTCGCCGGATCAGCGGCCGTCAGGGCCGTCAGAGCTGTGATTTTCGTATCTGGCATATCAGTAGACTGTTAGGATGAACTTGCTTGAATCTTCGGTGAGCAATAGGTCGGTACCCTGCTCGGTGGTTATGCGGTCATAGGTGCCAAGGCTCAGGACGATCTTCGATGTGTTGTCCTCCAGCCGGATGAAGAAGTCGTCCTCCTGGAGCAGGTCCCGACGCAGGATCGGCGGATCAATCGGAGTGACGCTTCCGCCACCCGAAGATGCCAACCGAGTTCCAAGCGCAAGGGTCGTCACGGGGTCAGGATTGGATCACTCCATTGGTGGCCCACACCACGCCGCTCGAAAGCTGGAAGCTATTGATCGGAGCTTGGATCGTCACACCAGCCGGAATCGTCACGGTCGAGAATGTGCCGACGATGTTCGACCCAGAGATACTGGAGATCACAGTCGGGGCGAGGAACGTGAGGGCCACGAACGGGCCGGTGTAGCTTGAGGTATCCTGGACGAGCCGGCCACCGGCCACGCCCATCGAATACTGGATCGCCTGATTTGATACGTCGCTCATATGTCCCAGATTTTCCGAATCTGATTCTTGGTGAAAGTGCTTTCGAATCGGGAGCCCTGCCGATCTTCCATCCGGCTGAACCCGCGCTTCACATGATCCTTGAGTTCGGCCTCGCGGGCAAAACCCGTGACCCCGAAGCGGGCCACGGGCTGCCTCGTCCAGCGTTCCCCTTTGATCACAATCGAATCGGTTCCCATCGGAGCGATATGCTCCATGGACCGGCCCTTGTTTTCGAAGGTGTAGATCGGCATCTTAGCCCTCCATCTCGCTGTCGTATTCCTCGGCCATCTTCTGCATGCCTTCTTTGTCCATGGGTCCGGCCATCTCTTTCTTGTCCTCCTTGGACTCGTACTCGGCGGGCATGCCGTTCACGCTGCGGATCTCGACATAGGCTTCTCCGTTGTCGAGCTTCTTGAGAACGCCACGAACGTCGTCCAACAGAACCTCGTCACCGACCTCGGGCATGGCACCTTGTCCATCCTCGGTATCGGTGGATAGAGCCTCGACAGGAATCGAAATCATGGGCGCATTGTTGTCGGCATCTTCGCATCCGCAAGCGGAATGAGAAGAAGGGGCACCACCGATTTCTCGATGATGCCCCTTTGGGCCGACGGCGATCACCATGATGGTGGCCGTCTTGGGTTTCATTACAGCGTGGTCGAGGTCTTCGTGCGATGCACCAGGTACCAGGTCGGGTTGCCGGTGGAACCGGTGTTACCGGCGGCCAGACGCAGGGTGGCGAAGTAGAGCTTCACGCCGACCGTGACGAGCTGGTTCAGCGGATCGCTCTTGTCCGGGGTATCGGTGATCACGATCTTCGGGGAGAGCGGATCATCACCGGTCAGAGCGGGGATACCGAACGCCTCATTGCCGAAGAAGAAGGACGCGATGATGTCCTTGCTGACAGCCAGACCGCCACCAGCAGCGGTAGCCTGATAGACGAACTCATCGGCAGCAGTACCGGAGCCGGTGCTGACGAACGAGTTGGTCTGGTTGACCACGCGGCAACCGTAGATGGAGCCGACCTCGCCCTTGTAGAACGGCTGGCCCTTGTTGCCGTAGTTGGAGGCGTTGAGCCAGTCGCTGTCGCGCATCAGGTCGCGGGCGACACGGGGGTCCGTGGCGAGGACGTAGCCGCCGTTGATGAGCGGGGCGCGGTTGCGCTTGAGGCGGGTCATCGAGTCGAGGACAGCGGACGCCGTCATCGTGGTGTTGGCGGCGGTCGTGTCGCTGTTCAGCGCAGAGAAGGTCTGCGTGGTGAGCGTAGCGGGATTACCGTACACCTTGATACCGCCGGAACCGGCGGCGGTGTTGCAGGCATCCGAGTTGTCGAAGGTGCCACCACCCTCGGCGGCGGAACCGATGGAGGAACCGCTGGACGTGAGGTTGGAGCCGATCAGGGTGTTACGAATCACCGAGTCAACCCAGAGGGCCATGTCCAGACCGCTGGTCTTGGTGGCCTGCTGCAAGCTGTTGAACAGGTCGGTGGCGCGGAGGATGTCGGTGAGACCGATGACCTGACCGTACTGCGCCAGGCTCTTGTCGAGCTTGTTCAGCGCGAGAGCGCGGTAGTTGGCCGAGCTGATGGCGGTGCCTTCTCCCAAAGACTGAACGCCGCCGATGCTCGGGGGTCCGAAGCGGAACATGCTGATGGCCTTGTTGCCGTTGTTCTTCGGGATCGGAGCCTTCATGGAGAACTGGTCGAGGATCGTCTCCTGCTGGACGATGCTGAGCAGCTCCTTGCTGAAGTAGTTCTGGAACTGGTTGGTGAGCGTGGTTGAGGTCGTGACTGGCATATTGTAGTTGTGGTTGTGCTATCAGGCTGCTTCCCGGTCGAACTCTCGTGACGCCCGCATGAGCGCCTCCCTCTGCTCCTTGAGGGATAGCTTGGAGAAATCATTCTCCTGAGCCTTGAGTGTTCCTGCCGGGATGCTCTTCCCGATGGCTGTTTTCTGCTGGAGCTTTTCGAGTTGTGCCTTGAGCGATTTGTTCTCCGTTTCCAGAGAACCGGCTCTTTCGGCGGACTGTTGGAGCTTCACGATCTCGACCGCGTGAACGAGACCATCGGGCACCTGGGTGAGGAGCGGGAACTTCTGGAGTAGGCCAACGGTGCGCTTGTACGCATCGCTGTTCTGATCCTTCATCCAAGTCTCCTTCTCGGAGATCCTGTTGAAGTTGTCAGCCCACGCCTTCTGGAACTGCTCGCTCTGGGCCTTCTGAGCCCTTTCCCCAGCCAGCTTCCGCACACCCTCGGCTTTCGCCCGTGCCGCCTTCGCCAACTGGGTATCTCCATCGGCATCGAACTCCTTGGCCGCAGCCTCGTAATCCTCTGCCGTGTAACCCTTGTCATCCCGAACGGAGTTGACCTCCTGAACCTTGGATTCCTCCCGGTTCTTGGCCCACTCCTCCCGTTCGCGCTTGATCGCCTCGCGCTCGGCCTTGAGGGCCTCCTTCTCGGCGTTGATCGATTCCCAGGTCTTCGCCTTGCGGGCGTTCTCCTGGGCGAACTTGCTGCTCTTCTTCTCCGCTGCCGGAGCTTCGACGGACTCCTTGCTTGGTTCCTTCTCAAGCGCCTGCTCTTTGCCGGCGGGAGCCTCTGGAGAGGACTTCCCTGACTCAGTCGGCTGCTCCGTTTCCTGTTGGTTCGGTTCAGCCGTATTCTTCTGGCTGTCGATATCGACGCCGGAATCGTAGGCGCTGGCCAAGGCCAGCATGTTGTCCGCGCTCAGTTCTTCTGCCATGTGCTTTTGACTCGTTTGTTGATCCGCACAGACCAACAACCGCAACTTTGATCCTATGTGTTCGTGACAGAATCCGGATCAGTATCCTGTCCCGTAATTGATTCCTGATCGGCCATCACTTCGATGACCTTCACAAGACTGGCCTGACCCATTGCAAAGCCCGCCGAGTATTGCAAATGGTTTCGGTCCGTAATCGCAGAAGCGTTCTGCATGAGAACAGTGTTCAGGAGTGCGTCCTTGAACTTCTTCCCGACCTCGGACCGCAGGAAATTGTTGAGTGCAATCGCTTCTTCCTTGCCCCACGGAAGAGGGTCCACCCACTTCTGATGGCGCGAGAAGCTCCAAGCGGCTTTGAGCCGGCCAATGAGGGTGATCACTTGGCCTTCCTCTTGCCTGCGGCGGCGCGGCGCATGAACTCCGCTGCACCGAGCTTCTTCCTCCCGATCCAAGCGGCGAGTGCCTTCGGATCATCCGCCCCCTCCTTCTTGAGTTGCGTGGCCAGCTTGCTGAACATCGATTTCTTCTTCATGGATGTATGTGGTCACCACGCCCGACAAGACCATGTGCGCGGCTTGGTTGGATCCGTCGCGGTATCGCAGTTGTGCCGCGCCCGGAAATTCTTCCTTCGCTCGGGATCGTCCCGCTTGATCTCCATCTTCGGATCACCGAAGCGGACCTTGATCACGGTACCCTTCGGATTGCGTCCTTCTCT